CTATCACCCTTGTCGAAGTATCCCTTTGCTTCGACGATTATGTCGTGCTTTGTAAGATGAAAGTCCGGCGTGTATGTGCGAGGCTTCGGTATATACGTAAGTCTCATCTTCTCATATTCGTACGGAATTTTTTTGTTACTGAGTTTTTTCGCTATGTCTAACTCGAAGTTAGATCGAAAGCCCGCCTTTCGATTGCCTCGTTTCATAGCTTCATTCCTATTGATCCCATTCTTTGAATTACGTAGCCTGCCACTTTTGGGGAAAGTTTTTCTATTATAGAGAGTTCGTTTGTCAAACGGTTCAGTGGGACGCATACAATAGCTCCAGAATGTGATGTCCTGCCTATTTTCTGTAATTCAGATTCGAGTGTAGTTATGTCACGCTTTTCGGTATCCGACGACAATGCGCCAAATTCAGTGTAGTTGTTTTTTAACGTGAGGGGTAAGCCTCTTTCATTCATACGAATACGAACGAGCTTACGTTCCCCACCGCTGCCGCCATGCGACTCAACGTAGACATGATGAAGGTCCGTATTCATCTCCATCAATTCCACCTCGTAGTCCCTTACGAAGAGATATGGCATGTCACAGTTCTTTCGTCTTGAGCTTGGTATACCACACTTGTGGTGGAGACTTGGCTTGCGAAGTTACACGAGCGTGTAGTTCTGCTTTCGGCCAGCAGTGATGTCGATAGCCGCAGAGATTGCACTCCTTTGCAAGAACCTTGTTTCCCGTACGCAGGGTTTCACCCTTGCGTCGATAAGTTTCGAACTCATCGGGGTAGGGCTTAAATTCTTTGACATCTGGATTTGTCAAAAACTTGACGCGATCAACAGCGTCTGCCAGATATTTGGCACGGTCTTCTTCCTGCCACTCCGGAGCCTCGACCACGGCAACCTCACCACTAGACTTGTTGACAACAATCCACCCACCGAACGGCATACCAGTGGCCGCAGAGTACAAGTAACCCTGCATCACATAGCCGAACGGGTCATCATTCTTTAGGGAGTCGTACCCGCCGAACCCAGTGAATTTGTTTTTGAACGCCCAGTCGCTTGCGGACTTGATATCCCAGACCTTCTCAGTCCCTGTTTCGTCTCGTATGATGACATCAAGAGTGCCCCTGATCGTGTGATCACCGAGCTTCAGTTCTACTTCTCTTTGAGCATCAACTATGTCTACGCCCGCTTCCTTCATGACAAGCATGAGGATGGCTTCAGTGAGGTCACCAAACAGAAAACGAAACAGTGTATTGTACTGCATCGATTCCCTTACGCCATGTTTCTCCAAGACTTGCTGGCACAGTGGCCTACCAAGACCGGACATGCGGATGCGATACTCACCCCGCTTTTCGGTGAGTTGTCTTACTACAGAGTGTTGTGTGTCTTTAATAAATCTAGAAATGCCTGCGGAGGAAACGCTAGTCTCCCCCCGCAGAGCCTTTGACATGTAGTCTTGAATGTTAAGCAGCGTTAGCATCTTTGAAGTCCGCAGCCAGATCGATATCGCTATCGTCTGACATCAGCTTAGATGCTTCCCTGTATCCATTCATTACGTTTTCGTTGTGAGCCTTGACAGTTTCCGCGAAAGTTCCCAACAGTTCCTTATCGTTGTCCGTAATAGCTACCGTGCTATCGAACGTAGGCAGGGGCGTCCAGAAAGTGACACTGCCCTTCTTCTGCCGACTAGTACGCAGCAGGATGTTCGTCTGCGCCATCAGCTTGTTCTGCTTAGTCAAGCTCTGGATGAAGTCCGCAATAGGCCGGAACCCTGACCGCTTGAAGTATGCGATCACAGGCTCATCCACCACTTCAACAGGAGTGCCATCGGGTGTATGGAAGGAGCCACTGATGCGACCATAGATCACCTGATTGCAGACAACCGCACGAGAGTTCAAGTAACGTGCATCATCCTTATCAAGGGCCTCTTCTTCGTCGCGTGAAAGTCGTCCACACTTATTGCCGCCCTGCGTGTCGGGAAACTCTCCGCCGAACGAAGTTTTCTGGACGGACTTACACGAAAATCCACCCTTGCCCTCGTTTGCCTCTGAGTCCCACACGGAATATTCATACGTACGCAGCAACGCTCGAAGCTTCACCTCTTTTGCGTAGATAAATTGTCCGTCAAGAAACATCTTCCAGTCGCCCCTCGTAAGGTTGTGACCGTCATCAGTCTCTTGATCGTAGTTAATATTCAGACGAGGAAGTCCGACCTTCTCAGTCACGGCACCACCCTGACCAGTCAGCTTCATCATTTCCTCGACGTTATCGCTCGACATTGCTGCCACGATACTATTTAGATCGTTATCTAGTGCTTCTACAAGTTCTGTCCCTAACATGATCCTTCGATCTCCTTTACATCTAGGGTTGGTAGATTGATCTTACTACTCTACTTCGTGCAAGTCAAGCCAGTTATCGCCCATTTTTATCTCAATACCGACAGGCATGTCATAGCAGATGTCATATCTCTGCATAGTTTCTTCAGGCAGAGAAAGCATCGCTTCACGCATCAGACTGACACAGATATCTTTTTCATCGGGATGGCAATCAATCACGATAGAGTCGTGAACGGTATTACAGATGACAGACAGCAAATTATTTTTCATAAATAGTTTGTCGAGTCTGACAAGAGCAGCGGGCAACAAGTCCGCAGTTGCAAAACCCTGCACAGGATAGTTGCATATGTTCGTACGATGTGTAGCTGTGCCGTACTTTGTCCACCGCGCTTCAGGAAAAGCATACTGCCTGCCAGATGGAAGAGTTATTACTCGCTTTTCAACGGCCTCTCGCTGTAGGTCTTCGTGCCACGTGGACACTCCCCCATACTTTTCCTTGAAGGCTCTGTAGTAGCGTTGCTGGGCCTCTGTGCCCGTGGTCCCGCCGTAGAGAGGCTTGAACGTGTGAGCCTTCGCTTCTTGTCGTGAGCAGCCTATGACACTTGCTGTGTAGCTGTGAACATCTGTGCCGTCACGCACATCATCATACGCCTGCTGATCATTGGCTAGAAATCCTGCCACTCTGAACTCAAGCTGCGAGTAATCCCCCTCAATGATCTTACCGCCCTTGAAGCGACTCTCGACAACCTTGCGTATTTCGAAGGTATTACCACGTGGCATATTCTGAAAGTTCGGGTTACGAGACGAAAGGCGACCCGTCGCCGTAACACACTGCATGAACTCCGGATGTATGATACCGTGATCATCGACATTGTTTTTCATCCCCTCAACAAAAGTGCCTAAGTACATACGCAGGGCATTGTACCGCACATATGCTGATGCAAACTCACGAGCCGGACCTGACAGTTCTAACTCACGTTCAGCCAGCGTATCCTTATCTGTTCTGAAACCTGCAGATGCCACATCTCGCACATTGCGGGGCACCATCTTGAAACCCGCAACTTCATTCGTTGGCATGTACACGACACCCTTTCCACCACAGTATGTACATATACGCACGGCTTTACTTGGTGTGCCATCCTTACGAACGGGCCGCACCCTGCCCTGACCCAAGCAGCCAGCACAACGCTCACCCACAGTCTTATACACAACGTCTGTATTATTACGCACAGCAATACGAAAGTCCTTACCCGACATGCGGGTGCGCTGCTTGGGTTTCATCGTAGCACCGCGCCGCTCCATGCCTAAGTTGAACAAGTTAGACCACGTTCCCTTATCCTTCACTTTGCGTGAGTAGAGGAGCATTGACCTGTCATCCGGACTGGTGAGACTGATGGGTGTGTCACCCATAGCCTCACGAGCCATGTCGTTGAGACGCAGTTCGAGTTCGTCGAGTTCTTCTTGGTATTGTTTTTCAATCTGGTCAAGCGTGTCAAGATTTATACGCAGCCCGTTTCGTTCGATACGGGACAGTGTGTCCGTCATCTCAAAGGACAGTAGCAGTGTCGGCAACAGATCGTTCGTCATTGTATAGTTCCTCGAATGTAGTGCCAAAGGCATCAAGTTGTTTCAGAGCCACTTGCTCTGTGCTTATCACGTCAGCGATACCGTACTCTCGTACTATCTCCCACGGTATATCATAGAACGTCTTGCCCCCGTCCAGATACGGCTGAACAAGGTCCTTCTCCTTTTGCACTGTGTCATACTTCTTTGCAAGAGCAGCAAGTCCAAGAGGCCAACGTCGCGCCTTCGATAGAATATACTCTGCAACCATCGTATCATATATATGTCCCTCGTATGTAAAACCGCAGTCACGTATCCACTGCAAGTCGAACTTGATATTCTGACCCACGACCACATCAGCATAGTTCAGGGATGTTTGAAAATCTTGTGCTGCACTGTAAGTCGGCGGTTCATCTGCGTGATAGTAACAATCGTAAAACACCTCATCCTCGCCCAGCCACTTGTAGCCTATCGACACGAGGCGGTTGCCAAAGTACGGTAACGCAGTAGTGCCACTGTTAGGCTTGTTAGTGTGGGTAGTTTCCACGTCAAAAGTCAGGACGTTCATTCTGCTTCCTCTTCAAACCGCTTACGCGCAAAGTATTCTGCAAACTTCTCGACCTGCTCCTCAGACAGGATCGGCCACCGCTTCCGTGCAGAAACGTATTCCTCTTCATAGAGACGCTCAAGTGCCTCTTCATTTACGTGATTACTCATCAGTAGTACACTCCTCTCTGTACGTCAATCTGTGCGTTGATGGGTCCGTGCCAGCCGTTAATCTTATTCTTTGATATGCAGATGTGACGCACGATGTTTTCCACGTCACTTGCCCCTGTTTTGCCGATCCCTATGATGATGTCAGCCTCGCCTGCCTTGCCAGTCTTCGAGTTGTCCATCATGTTGTAGTCAATAAATTGACGGTCATGCCCGTCGTTAGATGCCTGACTGACAGCCCACACCAGCATCTTGTTTCGCTTGGCGATCTCACGGGCGTGAACATATGTTTCCTTGAGACGCTCGTCCCCACGATTGTACTCTCCGGACACGCGAAACTTATCAAGCTGATCCATGAACATTATGTCAGGCTTGTTGAGCTTGGCATAGGCATCAGCTTCCTCGACACCCATGCCGACAGCGGCCATGACCTTGAGGTAGGGCATGATATCTCTCTCGTATAACGGGCTGTACTTAGCACGGTTTTCGTCGAGTTCTTTGCGTGTGATGTTGAAGAATGACTGGATCAGACGCAGTTTGATTTTTTCGGCAGGCTCCTCATTTGCCCAGTAAACAACCCTGTGTCCTGCCCGTACATAACTGGCAGCAAGAAAGCAGCAGAACGTAGTCTTGCCCACTTCTGGACGTGCAAAGATGATGCCCAAGTTGCCCCGATCAAGGCCAGCCACACGCTCACTGATCAGGCCAAACTCGAAAGGGAAGTCAGGCTCGCCAGTATTTGCGTCGAGCAAAGCCTCTAGGTCATCCGTCACTTCTTCGTAGGTGGTACGATCAGACATCCGTCCGTCTTCCACAGACTCAACCATCGACCTCAGTTCACCAAAGTCTTCACTCTCGCCCGTGAATATTTCAATCGCTTTTTCACCTATGATGCGGGCGCGATCACGCAGCCAGAAGTTACGCACCATGTCGAGGTGCATGTCCATGTTGTTGGGGTTGCCCTGATCTAGTGTGGCAATAAGCTCCTGCGCCCGCTCTCGCGTGGAGTCCGGCATCGCAGGGTTTCGATCATTGAATAGAATCGTGAGTTCGCCCACAGTTATATCGTTTTCGTAAGTCGTGTGTGCATACGATATGACATCGAACACATCGCGCATCTCCTTAGTGAACATGTCACGGGTGACCGTATTTGCCACACGAGAAAAGAAATCAGAACTTAGGCAAAAGCCCAGTATCTGTTTATCTATCGATATAGGATCGTAGGAAGTCATTACGTTCGTCCTTCTGCATGTTTTTTAGATCGGTTCTAAGAACCATGAGCTTTGTCGGCACATGCGTGTGTAACGCACGCACCATAGTGATAGCCTTGTCAGTGGCATCCTTGTCAAGAGCTACGAACACACGCTCATATTGTTTCAATACTTCAATGTGTTCGGCAAGAAGATTAGTCCCCATGAGAGCGATGCCTACCGTGGACTCAGAAGCAGCGCAAGCACTAGCGCAATCTTCAACAAGAATACCATAGGCTCCGCTGCCACATATGAAGGGATGTTTGCTACTAGCATAACGATACCATTTAGGTGTTCTACCATCTATTGATCTCCCCACTGCATCGACAACCTTACTGCCATTCTTGACAAGAAATACAACGCGATTACGCTTGAAGTCATACCTGATATCCGCCCTACCGGACAAATAAGCATCGTACGCCTGTACACGCTTTACATAAAGTTCGGCGTCCAAGCTACGAGAAATGCTGACAAATGTTTCAGGTATTTCGTAAGTATTACCAATGCGAGGGACGGGGGGCGGCGACTGCGGGCCACGAAAAGCACGACCGGCGTGTTCCTTTGTCAGGGTGATGCCAGTGCGACCGGACACATTGCAGTCTGCGTGAAAACAATACCACAGACGTTGCATACCATCATCGGTCACACTAAACGTATTCTTTTTTCCACAGACAGGGCAGTCGGATCGATACCGCGTCAGTGCGGGAAAGTCGAGAGACTCGACATACCCTGACAACCAAGCTGGTGATTTCATTGTTGCGTTCCTTCTGTCAAAAGACATGACACTGGGATAATTCACATGATAAACTGTGTCAACACAAAAAAATATGTTGACGGTGCTTGACAAACCAGATACACACAAAGAACAACAACCTATAGGGGTTTATTTGTTATGAAAAAGATAACTAAAATCAACCCTGTAGCTAAACAGTTACGAAAGTATGGTAAACAAGTCATACCCGACAAACGTAACAAAGAAAAAGACAAACAGGCTAAGAAGGATATTCGCGATGGGAAGACCGGCGAAGATTGATGAACCGACAAAGACATACAGTTTGTTGATGTCAGTAAAACAATACGACAGACTGTCGGCACACTCTGGACGCTTACAAAAAACGAGTAGGGAACAGGTTGCCGTATCCGATCTCATGAGAGAAGCCATAGACATTTACTTGGAGGCACTGGACGACGATGACTACGAAGGTGGCATGGGTTCTTCTGCTGATAACGGCAGTTGAAGTAGAAAATTTTGAAGTTGAAACTGTAGCGTACTATCCCACAATGGCTGAATGTTACTTTGCATCAACTAAGTTGTTCTGGGATGAGTTGCCGATAAATCAAGAACTTTTGTGTATGAGGGTTGGCGGTCACGATGAAGAATAATCTCAAGACCAAGCCTCTTGAAATAGGAATCGTAAACCGTTGGCGGTGGGAAGTTGTTGCGCCAGTTTCATCTGTCCGCATCGGTGAGACAAGCAAAGAACTTGTCAAGAGTAAACGGGCCGTAGACTACCTACGCCTCGTTACCATCTTTGTTGGTAAAAACGAAAAAGAGTGCGAGAGGTGGCTTGACAGAAACCGTCATATCTTGGTAAAACTGGGTATTCCCTACGAGGTTGGTAGCTCATAGGGGGTGACGTTGTTGTGTGTGTGGAGAGCAGGGCTGGATTTTTCTGGCCCTGTTCTTTTTTGTGTTGACGCCGTTTCTTTTTATCGATATGGGTTATGTATTGTAGAACCTATCGACAGGAGATCGGAGGATGACAAAATGGTATCAACTTATAATGGACAGCGCAAAGAACCCGCTGTCAAATATTCCCGACACAAACACTCGCCACATGATAATGCAAGTCCTTGCGTGGATGTGGTGCATTGTGTTTTCGTTCTGGGTGGGATCGATTGTCGTGTTCGGCATCAGTGCGCTTGTCCACGCAATCCTGTTAGCTGGCATATTTATCA